GGAGGACCTGTCCGAAGATGCTCGTGAGATGGTCAACATGCTTGTCGAGACCCCCGCAGAATTGTTGGGGTTGTCAATGTCCCCCAAACGATTCATGAAAAAAGTGAAAGAATATCTCGTGCGGCAGGGACGGAAGCCCTCGCAGGTGGAGCGGGCACACGAAGAACTTCGTGTTCGTTTTCAGGAAGCTTGGGCTTAATAAAAATAGAAACAATTATGGAGTCCACTGATGCTCACTATGGCGTAGGCTGTTGCTCTGGTGGAAACGCCAGTTCCGGCGAATCTGCGAACCCGCGAGCTAGAGAGAACGAAGCGTCCAAAGTTTCGTCGTGGACTTCCATTCGTAATATATGAACTGTCGTTACTGCAATAAGCTAATCCCTGAAGGATGCGAGGTCGCCACCTACGCCTACTGGGACACACGCCCTGTCGAAACACGTCAGAAGTTCTGGTGCCATCCCGAATGCAAGGACGTTGGCATAAAGCAGGAAGCGTTCGACTGCCAGCAGATAGACGCGGATTGTAATGACTGTGGTCATTTCAAACGTGGCGAAGTCGAGAAACGTTGGCTGTCCTGCATGGCGGACGGAAAGCCATCAGTGCGACTCGTGAACATGGGATTCATTCATGGTCATTGTCTGAAATTTGACCGGGCTACGATTGCCCAGCCGAACAAGTGGACCGGGATGGAGTGCTTTGAGCATCGTAGGACTGTTGTTAGAACTTTGAATTGATTAAATGAAAAAACTCTGCATCCCAACATCCACTCTGGATCAACACATGGTGGTCCTGGGTAAAACAGGAGCTGGTAAATCTTCTGCGTTGCGGCACATCGTGGAGCACTTGCTTCGACAAAAGAAACGGGTCTGCATCATCGATCCCAAGGGGGATTGGTGGGGATTGAAATCTTCTGCCGATGGAAAGAGTGCTGGCTTCCCCGTGATTGCATTCGGTGATTTCAAAGAGACTCGGGCGAGTGATGTGCCAATCAATCAACAGAGTGGGAAGCATGTAGCAGAGTTGATCACGACTGGAAACCGTCCGTGCATCATCGGATTTCGGGGATGGATGACGGCACATATGGTAAGATTCTGGATCGATTTTGCTTCGGGTGTGTTCAACACGAATGTAGGCGAACTCTATTTGGTGATCGACGAATGTCACAACTTCGCTCCGAAAGGACAGGTGAAGGGTCAGGAGGGGGACATGGCAAAGTGTTTGCACTGGTCCAATCGATTGATGGCGGAAGGACGTGGACTCGGGATTGTGTGTCTGATTGCATCTCAACGACCGCAGAAGGTCCACAACGACACGTTGACGAGTTGCGAGACGTTGGTAGCAATGCGGGTAATCCACGCAGCAGATCGAGGTGCGGTGGAAGATTGGATTGAGGGTTGTGGAGATCCCGCACAAGGAAAAGTAGTTCTAAATTCATTGGCAGGGATGGCACGGGGGGAAGCTTTTGTGTGGTCCCCTGAAGCGGGCTTCGGTCCTGAACGTGTGAGGTTTCCAATGTTCACCACGTTCGATTCCTTTGCTCCTCCACAGTTGCAGAAGAAGGTGAGCACTGCTGGATGGGCTGATGTGGACCTGGATGCAGTGAAGGAAAAGCTCGCTCAAGTCATCGAGGAATCGAAAGCGAACGACCCTTCTGAACTTCGTCGTGAGATCGCCAAACTGAAACAGGAGTTGGCGAAGAAACCGAAGGTGGATACTGCCAAACCGGAGATCAAAGAAGTCCCAGTCCTGACTGATAAAGAACGATCCAGACTCACCAAACTCATTGAATCATTGAGCAGGCACTACATAAAATTGGACAATCTTCTTCAAGCCACAAACGCTCTTAAGCCAGAAGTTGATTTCATCAAGTCGAAACTGAACACACCTGCTGTAGCAATCACTAAATTTGTTCAGAAATTTTCACATAAACCCGTTCGAGTGGCAGATCCGGAATATGTCACACACAAACCCACACACCAAACCCCCATCGAACACAATGGAGAAGTCAAACTGACGAAGTGTGCTCGGGTGCTGCTCGCTACCCTGGTTCAACACGGCCCATCCACCAAACGCAAATTGTCGCTGGCTTCCACCTATTCGATCAAGAGCAGTGGATTTGCCAACGCTCTTTCAGAATTGCGTGGTGTCGGAGCCATCGAAGGAAAGGATGTATTGAAAGCGACGGAAGACGGAATCGCCATGATCGGAGAAGTGGACCCGTTGCCAACAGGGGGAGCACTGCGTGGTAAATGGATTCACCAACTTGGGAAGTGTCCTTCAAAGCTCTTGGAGATGCTGATAGAATTTTATCCAAATTTTACTTCACGGGATGAACTGGCTGCTCAGTCGGGATACTCCGAGACCAGTAGTGGGTTTGTGAATAGTTTAAGTGAACTGCGTGGATTGGAACTCATTGAGGACGGTCCTGACAAATCAATCAAAGCTGCTGATGAGTTGTTTGCCAATGACTGATCTAAAACCATTTCAGTTGGAGGACGTGAAGCAAATCTACCATTTCAGTGGACGTGCTTTGGTTGCAAACGACATGGGCACAGGAAAGACCATCGAAGCCCTCTATTGGCTAAAGAAAATACCCAAACTCCGTCCAGCTATCATCATCGTTCCATGCTCTATGAAATGGACTTGGCAGGCCGAAGCCCACCTTCATTTCGGAATGCACACCGAGGTAATCGACGGGCACTTAAAAGGTCATCGAACACTTCCAACTGGGGATATTCTCATCCTCAATTACGATCTCTTGAAGTCGTGGTTGTCGGCTTTGGTCAAAACCAAACCGCAAGTCATAATCTTGGACGAAATTCATTTTTGCAAAAACCCCAAAGCAATTAGAACAAAAGCAGTTTTGACACTCACAAGACAGTCCTCGGTAAGATCAGTTGTCGGACTGAGCGGAACTCCGATGACAAATCGTCCAATTGAGTTGTGGCCAGTTCTGCAAGCCATACGTCCTGATCTCTTCCCCAGCTTTACCAAATTCGCGTGGCGCTACTGCAAACCCAAATACACTCCATGGGGTTGGAGGTTCGATGGGTCAGCGAACGAGGGGAAACTCAATCGAATCCTCAAACGGGAGGTCATGATCAGGCGACTGAAGAAGGATGTCCTGCCTGAACTCCCTGACAAAGTTAGAAGACCTGTCTCCTTCAAACTCAGTTCCTACAAGGAATATGACGAAGCGGAAAAGGACTTTCTGAAATGGTTAAGTAAACTGAGTCCAGCCAAAGCCAAACGTGCCAAAAAGAGTCAGGCGTTGACCAAAGTAGGATACCTGCTGCGCCTGTGCGCCAAACTCAAACTGGAGTGGACCACGAGGTGGATCGAGGATTTCTTTGAAGCCAATCCAGATGAGAAACTGGTGGGACTTACTATGCACACGTTTGTCATCGACCATCTCAAAAACAAATTCGGTCATCAGTGCGTGGTCGTTGATGGTCGAGTCACGGGACGGAAACGAGCGGAGAGTGTGCGACTCTTCCAATCCAACAAACGGGTCCGTCTGTTCATTGGAAACTGGATTGCGGCCGGGATGGGTCTGAACCTCCAGTCAGCCAGTAATTTTGTGGCCCTGGATTATCCGTGGACACCGGGTCATCTGGTGCAGGGTGAAGATCGAATTCATCGAATCGGTCAGAAGAAAAACTGCTACATTCACTATCTGGCTGTGCTCCGCACCATCGAAGCAAAATTGATCAATATCCTGAAACAGAAGTCCAAAACTCTGGATGCCATTCTCGATGGTGGAAGATCACCAAATAATTTAGACATCTTTGATATTCTGTTGAGAGAAATGAGAAAAAGTGCATATGAATAAAACCCAAAAGAGATTTATTGATTTGGTGATACGAAAGTTTGAGAAAATGACAGAAGAACAGAGGGCTGAAATGTTCTTAGCAATCAATCGAACCTTCTGCCAATACTGCGGTCGGGAGCATCGCAAGAAACCCTACGAAAGATGCCAGTGTTGGAACGACGGTTAAAGGTTTTATGAAGAGAGATTCACTGTTGATTCAGGGTGTTCCTGAAAAGATTAAGAGAGACTTCAAGTCGGCCTGCGCCCGTCGAGGCACCACCATGAAGAAAGCCTTAATCCTTTTCATGAAACTGTTTCCCAAAAACGGATTTGCAAAACTGGGGGCATCGCGAGATAATAAGACGGTAAGTTAAGAAACAATCGGTTCCTCCTATGCGCCGAGGGAGCAGGTAATTGGTCTCCTGCTCCCTCAAACTTTTTCCTATGACAATTCAAGAGATACTCAGTGACCTTAAAGTCGAGTATGTCGAATCGGGACATAGACACACTCGAAGTGGATGGCTTCAGCTTCGAAAATGTCCGTTCTGCTCATCGGACAACTACCATCTTGGGTTCAACCTCCAGTCGAAATATTTCTTTTGTTGGCGTTGCCGATGGCATTCGGCACCAAAAGTGCTGCAAGCTCTTGGGATGCCCTCAGACAAGGCGAGGGCATCCGTCCATGGTCTTGACACCCTTGGGACGGAAAAACAGCGTCCCCGGGCAGCCAGGACGCAGGAACCACCCGAAATAGGAGTCCTCACCACGGCACATATTGCCTATTTGGAGAATCGGGGGCTGAATCATGAGGAAATCACTCAGGTATGGGGGGTCAAGGGGATTGGTTTGGCGTCGAGGTTGAAGTGGAGGATCTACATTCCGATCACCTACCGTGGACGGGTCGTAAGTTGGACCACTCGGGCGATTGGGGACCGGGTTCCACAGCGATACATTTCGGCTTCTGCGAGTGAGGAAGAGATCAACCACAAGGAACTGATTTACGGTGGGGACTACGTCACTCACTCGGTGGTGATCTGTGAAGGTCCTTTCGACGTTTGGAAGATAGGTCCGGGGGCCGGCGCAGTGTTTGGAACTGCATTCTCATCGGCTCAAGTTAGAAAGCTGGCACGGATACCGAGACGGTTTGTCTGCTTCGATTCCTCGAAAGAGGCGCAAGTGGATGCCAGAGAACTGGCCAATCAGTTATCGTGTTTCCCTGGAATCACCGAGAATCTATTAATCGATTCGAAAGACCCAGGGTGTGCATCTCCCAGGGAAATAAGGCTTATTCGCAAGGTTGCACGTCTCTGAAAAGATTTTGAAAATAGTTCTTGCACTGTTTGAATAGATTCAGTAAATTCATTTCGTTATGACAAGAAATCAAATAGTCAAAGTTGTTTGGCCGAACCACCAAGACTTGAACTTTGGTGAGATTCAGCAAGTCGCCCGCGAGACTCAAGAGGCGTTGTGCAACGCACTTCGAAAAGTCCGAGGTGAGAAGATTCGGAAGCTGGGTCAAAAGAAAAAGAGTCTTCGATGGTTTTGCGGTTTTTGTCTAAAGGCAAATCACGCATCGGCCAAAGAATGCCAACACTGCTGCCCAAACGGATAACAAAAAAGATAATACGTTATGAACCGATTCGGAGATTGGTTATGAAAGAAACAATTTGTTCCTGCCACAAGTGCGTTAAGATGTGTGAGGATCGTCCTTGTTGGCCCACGCCTGAGGAAGCCGATCAATTAATTGAAAACGGGTTTGCAGATAAATTGATGCTGGATTGGTGGAGTGCCTGTGGACCCGACGATGAAGACATTTTCCTGCTCGGGCCTGCCATTGTCGGACGTGAGGGCCAATATGCCCCCAGTTTTCCCTGGGGGCGTTGCAATCTCTTAACTGAAAATGGAATGTGCTCGCTCCACGATAAAGGACTAAAACCTTTGGAAGGTCGTTTGGCAAATTGCAAAACGGATCAGCCAAAACTGCACGGTTTTGTAGCCAGGAAGTGGGATTGTGAACTGGGACGTGCAGTAGTCGCCAGATGGAAAAACATGATGGGTTTGGAGGATTAATAAAGATAATAACATTATGAACCGATTCGGAAACTCAATGGAAAACCTCAGGTGCTCGGGTGCCAGTCCCGAACGAAACGACATTGCCGACTTCTACGAGGAGCGGGATCGCCAGGAATCCTTCAGGGCACGAGACGAAGCCAAGGCAGAACGTAATCGTGTTTGGAGTCTCATCCAAAACAAAGCACATCTGTATTCGACGGCTTACAGCCTCCAGACAGGTGAATATATTCAGATTCTCGGTGTCCGCACTGTGGGTGTGTTTGCCTGCCTGATGCGGGACGGGACGGAAAAGGACATTGGCTGCGAACTCCTTCACGACTACCGGGCATGAAACCCAAATCGTTCATGGATCAGATCGAAGAGTTAAACCCTCCTGAGAATCCTGCCAAGATGAGTGACAGTCGAGCCGAGGACTACGTGGCACAGTTCGGAGACAGTTCCTGGGAGTTGGATGCAGTGGCACCAGACCAGCTCGCAGAACTGGTCCGCAACGCAGTGTCAGAATTACGCGACGATGTTTTGTGGGGGAGATCCGTTGATAAGGAGAACACTGGGAAAGAACGTCTTCAACGGATTGCGGATAACTGGGAGGACAACGATTGACCCCATTCCAACGCGAGGAACTGCTTCGGGCACGGATGATCATCGACCATCTATTGAACGAGCCCTTGCTTGAAGACCTTCCAGGAGCATTTCGTTTTGGTCAGCTCTGCCACGACACTGGATACACAACCAACGAAATCCGATCCCGGAGCCGGCCCAGGGAACTGGTCGAAGCCAGAATTAAAATTATTAAGACAATGTCGGCCGAGGGATTCTCCATTCGGAAACTGTGCCGGCTGATGAATCGATCTGTTTGGGGAATCAAACACTTGTTGAGAAAATAAACTTGTGTTGGGCGGGGATGGAAAGCAATGTGTCCGTCGTTCAGACTATGTCTGAGACTGGTTGTGAAAAACCAGAAGGTGACGTAAGTTGACTTTGGCTGTTATTTTTGAGGGTTCGGGCACGTCACCGCCTTTTTTCACCCCTTGAGAGTAGCAGCCTTTTTATTTAACCAATATGGTAATTGCTCTTACGACTAAAGGACCTGACCTTGAAATAACCAAGGATACCCGAATATCTGAAGAAATTATTGGAGTTTACCTCAGACTTATAGGCATCTACTCCAACGGAAAGCGTGATTTTGAAATCGGTCACCTAAAAGACTGGAAACCCCAATACATCAAAGCTATTCGGCAATTAAAAAGATACGGATACATCAATTGTCGGAGGTGGTTGTGATTTCCAAAGTAGTCCGTCATGAAAAGGATTTCTCCATTGTTGACAACGCCCCTTGGAGAGATTCTCGATTATCATTGAAGGCAAAAGGTCTGCTTATCTACCTCCTCACCAAGAAAGAAAATTGGGAGGTCCGAATGGGGGATTTGTTGAATCGTCACAAAAACAAGAAGGCAGCGATATGGAGTGCTTTGAGAGAGTTGAGGGATGCGGGATACGCCAAAAATGAAACAGTTCGAAGTAAAGACGGAACTCGATTGGCTGGACGCAAATGGGTGATCTATGAACTGGCGCAAGAGGTGAAAACAAAGGAAAAATCCAAAAACCATCAGTCACACCGAAAATCAGTGTCACTGAAATCCAATGCCGCAGAAAATCGACCCCTTAGTAAAGATAGAGTAATAAATAATAAACTCAGTGGCGGAAATCGTTCCGCCACGGATTCAATTGGTTTTCACTTGAATGGAGGAAAGGAGACAACGCCATTCATCCTCAAGTGTGTGAAAGTATTAGAAGAACATATAAGAGTATCCAGAAAGATAAATCCCCAATTCAAAAGGTCCAAATGGGTTCATGAGTTTGAACTACTCTTGGATTCCATAGACGGCGACAAGGATCGCCTGAAACGAGTTCTGAAAACTTTCATCAACACCCCCCATGTAAAATACAAGCCCCAAGCCGAGAGTGCTGATGGTTTTCGGGAGAAGTTCAGCAAGATCGAAAGATGGTGTCATGAAAACGCCAATGAGGAAATGAATGCTCCGACTGTGACCAGAACTACCAAAGGGAATCTGATCGAAACAACTCTCCATTACCCGAAGGGGTTCAGAGATTGAAAACCACCCGTTACCAAAGCAGCGAGGAACGAACGATCCTGATTGCACTCCTGGTCCACGATGGGGTTCTGGCAAAAGTCTACCGTCACATGGGTCAGGATCACAGTCGCCCATTCAAGAGCAAGTGGTCCAATCTGATCGCCAAATGGTGTTTCGACTACTTCGCCAAATATCAGAGAGCCCCTCGCAAAGCCATTGAAGGAATCTTTTCAGAGTTTGCCCAATCCAGCCAGGACAAGGAATCGGTTGACCTCGTGGAAAACTTTCTGAGTGGGTTGGACGAAGAGTATCGCAGTATCGCCAAATCCATCAACGAGGACTACATCGTTGACAAAGCTTCTGAATATTTTGATAGAATTCGACTTGCCCGTATGTCAGAAGCAATCGGGGACGCTTTGGAGAAAAACGATTTGGAGGAAGCCGCTCGGGCTCATTCCGAATACGAGCGCATCGAATTCGCCACTACGGGATGGCAGGACCCCCTCAGTCTGGAATTTCTCAAAGAGGTTTTTACTCGAAAGGATGACGACGAACGATTGGTTGAATTTCCCGATGCCCTGGGAAAGTTCCTTTCTCCTTATCTCAAACGAAACAGTTTCATTTCCTTTGCCGGTCCTTCCAAGCGTGGCAAATCTTTCTGGCTTCAGGAGATTGTTTGGCGGGCTCTCAAACAACGTCGTCGCGTTCTCTACTACGTGCTGGGGGACATGTCCAAGGACGATGTCGGTCATCGGTTGTGCATGAGGATGACTCGGAAACCTTTGCAGGAGGCAGAGGTTCACATTCCGGTTCGACTCCAAACTCCTGAATCACGGGACGATTCCGCCAACGTCAAACTCAAAACTGAAAACCGATCCGGCTTGACCCCCAGGGACATTCGATTGGCACGAGAGAAATTTCTGGCCACCACGGGATCGAAGGAGTCCAGATTGCATTTGAAGGTCGAAGGAGGAGATGTGATCTCAGCCAGCCAGATCGAGCAGGACATGAAACAATTCGGAAAGTTGGAGCAACCCCCTGACCTTGTGGTTGTTGATTATGCTGATCTACTGGCTCCTGAACCCCACACCAAAAATCAGGACTTTCGTCATCAGATCAATGCAACGTGGAAGATCCTCAGGCGTATCGCACTGAGGAATCATTGTCTGGTGGTGACGGCAACCCAGACCGCTGCCACGGGCTACAGTGCATGGATTATTCGGAAGAAGGATTTTTCCGAGGATCGTAGAAAAAATGACCATGTGAGCGGGATGATTGGAATCAACCAGACCGAGAATGAGAAAGAGATGGGGATTTATCGATTAAATTGGATTGCGTTGAGAAACGGCAAGTGGTCCGAATCCCAGGTTGTTTGGACGGCTGGGGAACTCGCCATTGCCTGTCCTTGCATCATTTCCTCTTTCTGAATAAAATAAATTTGGTTGTTCTGAATCAATCCATAGATAATAAGAAAGACGTGAGAAACAACGAAACAAAACTGGAGAGCATAAAACGATGAAAGTTACAAAAGCAGCCGCAGCCATTTTTCTGGTGGCTATTGGGATGTCCAGAGCCGATACCTGGGGAGTTGAAAAACTCACGGAGGCTTTGAAGCACACCGCCAGAAACAAGGAGGAATCCGAGATCCCTGAGGATCGGAGGAAGTCGTTCAAAAAACTGGTGGAGGCTGGCGACGACATCGAGGTGTTTGACAACGGCAAGGCCCCCGATCCTGAAAGGATGAAGGATGCGAAGAAGAAGCGGGTGGCCCGGCTGGTGAGCAACCAAAAGAGCCACACCAAAAACGTGAAATCAAAGAGGAAGAAGAAACAGAAACCGAAACACAAAGCCATCAAGAAGGACAAGAAGCCCCGTGACTCTTTTGGTTGCATCCTGGGATCGATCTCAGCCAGAGTGAATGCTGTGGTCAACGGGAACTGGATGGACGAGGAAGAGATCGCCAAGAAGGCTGGCATGTCCTTGAAGAAGGCTCGGGGTCGTCTCTACTTTGCGGCTGACGATGGTGTTTACGAACGTCGTCGGCTGATTCAGTATCGGGTGATTCCGGGTGCGGCTGAGAAGAGAGCCCAAAAGAATTCGAAGCACCGGGTCCACAAGGTTCACAAGCCTCAGGGTGCCAAAACGGTCGTTGCGGAGAAAGAGGCTGCCTGATTTCAAAAGGAGGATGCTCGGGGTGCTGATAACAAGAGACCGCGACTTGATAAAGGTTGCGGTCTCTTTCTTTTTCAAAAGAGATAATAGGAGGACGAAATGTTAGACGACCTCGACAAAATGCCGTTCGGAAAACATCGGGGTGTTCCCATGCAGGATGTGCCAGCGAGTTACTTCCACTTCCTATGGACCAACGGATTGAAGGACGACAAGCGGTCCGACGTGGCCAACTACATCCGACGCAACCTCGACGCTTTGAAGAAAGAACACCCAGACGGGATTTGGAGCTAAAGATTATGTTTAGTTTGAAAGAAAAACAATACATCGCTGAGGAAATTGAGAAACTTCTCTTATCATTGAAACATCCAGAGATGCCAACAGAAAAACCTGTGTTCCATCTCCATGTGGGTGGGAAGGAAAGTTGGTCTTGGGCGGATATAAAACCCAATTGGACGTTTACTTCGGAGAACCCACCGGGGGTTAATGTATTCAATGAAATTGCCCGTGACATACTGCCGTAATGAAAATAAACCGAGAGAATCTTCTAAACGATTTAGCAACTGTCAGAGCCGGACTTTCCCAGCGGGAGTTCCTTGAACAGAGCAGTTGTCTATCGGCTGAAACAATTATTCACACCTTGGGGGGCGATTTCACAATTGCTAACCTCCTTTCCAGAAAGGTCACTGACTTTTTGGTTTACAGCACCGATGGAGAAAAATTGGTGATAGGTGAGGCGTTTGGTTTACGTAAGACCCGATCCAACGCTGAAGTGTTTCAAGTGGTATTTGATACGGGGCATTCCATTAAGCTAACAGCAGATCATCTTCTCTTGATGAAGGATGGTTCATACCGCCCCGTTTGTGAACTGGAAAGGGGTGATTCGGTAATGCCTTTCAATCACCGTTTCGATCAAGGGTATTACCACATTCATGCTTATCTCGATACTGGTCGAGTTCGGGCGCATGAGTGGGTGTTTGAGCAGACACAAGGCAAAAGAAAGCAAGGATACCATGTCCATCACAAAGATTTGAATTCTTGGAACAACTCTCCAGACAATCTTGAACAGTTAAAACTATCTACCCACTTGGGACTTCATACTAAATTGAATCCACCTGCGCGGATGCCCCATGTTCGGGCTTTGCAAAGCCAAAGGATGATGGGAAACAAAATCTCTCCTTCAAAAAAACCTTGGTTGTCTATTGCTTTGAAAGGAAATAAGAACGCTGCCAAGAAAGGATTGGATTTCAGAGAAGACAAAAGAGGAATCCACCCAAGACCGACAATCAATCATAAAGTGGTTTCTGTTGAGTGCGCTGGTCGTGAGGATGTGTATGATCTGTCAGTCCACAAGTATCATAATTTCGCTGCCAATGGGGTTTTTGTTCATAACTGTTTTGTCTTCGATGGCGGATATGTCATCACTTTCAACGACGAAATCTCTTGCCGCAAGAAAGTCGATTTGGGTGTCACGGGAGCTGTGCAGGCCGCTCCACTGATCTCCATCCTCGAAAAGATGGACGACGAAGACCTGGAGGTCCGAGAGAACGAGAAAGGAGAACTGGAATTCAAAGGCAAGCGCAAAGCCTTCGGTGTGACCAAGGAATCCGAGATTCACCTGCCCGTGGACAAGGTGGAACAACCTTCCAAGTGGCACGATTTATCGAAAGAATTCACAGAAGCAGTCGGACTGGTGAAACATTGCGTCAGCACCGACGAATCCAATTTCAAACTGTGTTGCATTCACCTTGCACCTGAATGGGTTGAGGCGTGTGACAACCTCCAGATCATGAGGGTCCACATCAAAACAGGTTTGAAGCGGTCGGTGCTGGTGCGTGGAACGTCCCTTGGTCACATTGTTTCGCTGGCCATGGACAGGATTGCACTGACTGAGTCATGGATTCATTTTAAGAATCAGAATGGACTCGTTTTTTCCTGCCGACGACACACCGAGGAATATCACCCCCTCGACAAAATTCTTCAGTTCAAAGGACACCCGATTGTCATTCCCAAGGGATTGGCTGAAGCCAGTGATCGAGCTTCTGTATTCGCCATGGACAAGGCAGGGGATGCATTGTGTGAAGTCCGATTGAAGGATGGGGTGATTAGGATCAAAGGACAAGGGCTGAGTGGGTGGTTCAAAGAGGTTCGGAAAGTTTCCTACAACGGTCCACCGATGGAATTCGTCATCGCTCCTGAACTCCTCAAACACATCTCTGAAAATTATCAGGATGCCGAGATCACCAAAACGAAATTGAAGGTGGTGGGTGGGAGCTGGGTTTACTGCTCTGTGCTGGGGCAGCCAAAGGAAGAGGAAGAAGAGACTGAGGAGGCAGAAGAATAGAGTTTCGGTCAGGAAAGAAAAACAAAACTATGAAAATAAAACTAACCATCGTCTCACTGCTTCTGCTGTTGTTCTGTGGTTGCAAAAGCACAACCTTTCAAGACATCAACCGTGGCATCAAAGTCACTGACCGAAGATTTTTTATGTTCACGGCTGCGGACGTTTTGTTCGAAGCCAACTCCAATGGCGTTTCCAGGATCACAGTGAAAGCGGAAAGTCGTCCTGACGTGGAAGCCATCGAAGCTGCGACCCGAGGACTGGGAGAAGGCATCGCCAAAGGAGTTGTCCCTCGTTAAATGCAAGGATTCTTTGCCTCATCCACCGTCCAACAGGAAAAACCTGTTGGACTTGTGCCGCGTTGTGGGGCGTGCGGCCTACTCAAGGGATGCCAGAGCCCAAAGATGAAACCCTACGGAAAGGGCAGGCAGGGAGTGTTGGTAGTGGGTGAGGCTCCTGGAAAAACTGAAGATGAGGAAGGACGACCCTTCATCGGCAAAGCAGGAGAGTTTCTCCGCGACACTCTGGACGATTTAGGAATCGATCTGGACCGAGACGCTCTCACGACCAACGCATTGATTTGCCGACCTCCTGGCAACAAGATCCAGGACCCGAGGCAGATCGATTACTGCCGGCCGAATCTCATCAACACCATTAACGAATTCAAACCCAGAGTAATCGTGACTCTCGGTGGGTCTGCGTTGCATAGCGTGCTGGCACCCTATTGGAAGGACGACATCGGTCCATTGGAACGGTGGACGGGATGGACCATCCCACTGGAGCAGCATTGGGTCTGCCCCACCTATCATCCTTCGTATTTGCTGAGGATGAAAAATCCACTCCTCGACAAGCTGTTCAAAAAACATTTAGAGAGAGCGTTCAACATCGAAGATGATACACCCGCACGTCCTGATCTTTCCAAAGAAGTTGAAATTATTTACGACGACCGAGAGGCTGCGGAAGCGATTCTGGAAATGGGTCGAGCAGGTGGTTTTGTTGCGGTCGATTACGAAACGAATTGCCTCAAACCCGAGTGGCCAAGAGCACAGATTTATTCGTGTGCTCTCTCGAACAAACATCAAACAATTTCTTATCCATGGGTAGGTAGTGCTATCGGGGCGACTGGGGGGTTCCTTCAATCTGATCGGACTCGGAAGATAGCGAGTAATATCAAAATGGAGGAACGATGGACGTTGAAAAATTTTGGATGGGGTGTGACTAATTGGAACTGGGATACGATGCTCGCCGCCCATTGCTTAGACAACCGTGAGGGCATTACGTCCATCAAGTTTCAAGCATTCGTGAAGTTGGGCATCCCGACCTACAACGCCAACATTGAACCCTATTTGTTCAGCAGCAAAAATTCTCCCTACAATCGAATCCAGGAAATCGAAATGAAGGATCTCCTTCTGTATGGAGGAGTGGATGCTTTTGCTGAACGTGAGGTGGCTATCCTGCAAATGAAGGAGATGGGGCTGTGAATTGGGGCGGCGTTGTGTTCTTCCTCCTGCAACAAATTTACTTTTTATGAAAGAAGATAAGGGCAAGTGGATTGAACGCCTCTACCGTCCAGTTGGGGAGGAGAAACACGACATTCCATATCTTAACGAAATGGTAGCAGATGTAGCAGGGAAAGCCTGCAAGAAAGCCTACATTCGAGGCATATGGCACGCCACCATCCTTTCTAACGTGATTTGGATCCTAATCTCAATTTTCTGTGGTTAATCTCTCCAAACATATCAAGGTCAACGCTCTCCGACAGGAGGGTTATCAACTGTTCCAAGACGGTTTGATCGAACTGTCCCGCATCGAAGCCAACGGCATTCGAATCGATGTCCCCCGCCTGCAACAGACCAAGATCGACATCAAAGAAAAGATTAGGACACTTCGTGAAGAACTGGAGCAAGAGGAACCCTGGAAGATTTGGAGAAAACTTTACGGATCAAAAACCAATATCACCTCCCGTGACCAACTGGAGCGGGTCCTCCACAAGGAGATGGGCTACGAAGTCCTGACTCGGACTGCGACGGGTAGAGCACAGATGAATGAAGAAGCCCTTCAGGAGATCGGACTTCCATTCACGAAGAAACTGATTCGACTCTTCAAATACGAGAAAGCCTATGGCACTTATCTTAAAGGCATCGAACGAGAGATTGTCGGGGGCAGAATCCATCCCAGTTTCAATCTCCATCTTGCACGCTCTTTTCGATCTTCATGTAACGATCCAAACTTCCAAAATATGCCAATACGGGACAAGGAGGTGTCCGAATTGGTTCGAGGTCACATCATTTCCTCCCCAGGGAATGCAATTGTTGAGAATGACTTTAGAGGGCTAGAAGTTTTCATTTCCGCTGCCTATCACGCCGACCCGGTATTCATCAAATACATTAAGGGAGTCAACGGGGAGGATATGCACAAGGACATGGCCATCCAGATTTACAAACTGGAAAAGGTCTGGGAAAAACTCGATCCGAAGATGGCCAAGGACATTCGCTACGGGGCGAAGAACAGATTTGTTTTCCCTCAATTCTACGGTGACTACTACGTGGCATGTGCCAGGAACTGTTGGGAATGGATTCGACAAGGAAAACTGAAAGGATCGGACGGAGAATCTCTCTACAAACATTTGAAGCGTCAAGGCATCAGCGAACTTGGTGAATGCAATCCCGAGGAGAGGCCGAGACCTGGGACCTTCGAGGCTCACATGAAAGCAGTCGAGGATGATTTTTGGGGCCGACGATTCAAGGTTTACAACCAGTGGCGTCGAGATTGGTATAGTGCCTACCTCGAAAAGGGATACTTTGATTTACTGAGTGGATTCAGAGTGTTTGGGTCGTTCAAGAAAAATGCCGTGGTCAACTACCCCGTCCAGGGCTCTGCTTTTCATTGCCTTCTGTGGAGTCTGATCCGAGTGAATCGACTGCTGCGTAAACACAAAATGAAGTCGATGATCGTGGGACAGATTCACGACAGTCTTGTGTCCGATGTCAGGACCAGTGAACTGCGCGACTTCCTTGAAATTGTTGAGAAAGTGACAACGGTGGACCTAAAGGAAACGTGGAAGTGGATCACGGTGCCACTGGAGATCGAATACGAAATCGCTCCTGAGGGTGCGAATTGGTTCCAGAAAAAGGAAATCAAGACACTGAACGACAAACCCGGTTTCAAGAACGGACGATTCCTGCATCCCAAAGACCCAACCAGATCAACGACTGATCCAATCAAATTTCTGAAAACATTAGCAATATGAATGTATTACAAGATTGGGTAACGGAGTTGCCACTTATGCAACAAACAGTCCTACTCACAGCTACGCGAGCACCGGATGGAATTCGTAAAACACATCCTGTAAAAACTCTATGTCGTTGGTTGAGGCGGTGCTACTTGATTTCAGCATTTGATAAATGCGTTCTGGAAACCTCACTTGATCCGCGTGGAGGAAGTTTTATGGGACCGTGCCAATCCAATGAAGTCCGTGACATCGATCACGCCATGGATCTTTATATTGAATGTGGTGATCAAATCCCGCTTCATTTTCACTTCCATTTGATGCAAGCCGCAGAAATTCTTGGTTACAAACATCCTGAAGTTTTCAAACGGAAATGGTGGAACGTTTTCTATCTCAGGCTTGTGGCCTTTGGTCATTTGAATCCAGAGACGCAAGAACAAATGGAAAAACGATTAAGTGACGTGAAGGAGAACTGGGAAGCTAGAGAAGCATAATATGAGCAACGAGATTTATAAACGGCTGCGTCCTAAAACACTCAAAGGAGTCATCGGACAAGACGGTGCTATTACCACACTCCAAAAACTGCTCGACAAGAATAAACTTCCTAGAGCAATTCTGATTACTGGACCTTCGGGAACTGGCAAAACTACGATTGCCAGAATCTTAAAAGATATTCTGGAATGTGGATCTTCTGACTACCAGGAAATTGATTGTGCTATGGTGGAAAGTCCAATTGACAGGATTCGCAGTTTGTCCCGGCAAATCAATCTCTGTCCGATTGACGGTCCCTGCCGCATCTTTTTCCTTGAAGAAGTTCAGTCATGGAGCAAGGCGGGATTCGCTCAGCAGGCGTTGCTCAAGATTCTGGAGGACACTCCCAGTCACGTTTACTTCTTTCTCGCCACGACAGATGAATCGAAACTGAACAAAGCAATTCGGACACGTTGCACCGAAATTCGACTCAGTGCCTTGTCCAATCCAGCTTTGAAACGAGTTCTCCAACGAGCGATTGAAAAGGAACAATTAAAAGTTTCTGAGAGCATCGTTGATGAGATCATTGAAGTGTCAGAAGGTTCGGCTCGGAAAGCTCTTGTCATTCTTGAACAGATTGGGGAACTGAATGGGGACAAGGAACAAATTGCTGCCATTCAATCCGCGTCCGTGGACAAGGACGTGGCGATTGAACTGGCTCGTGCTTTGATTAACCCTCGGGCCGACTGGGCAGGTGTGGCAAAGATTCTAAAAACAATCAAAGATGATCCTGAGGGTGTGCGTCATTTGGTCCTGGGGTATGCAAAGTCAGTTCTCTTGGGTGGGGGAGGACTGGCCCCCAGGGCCTTTAAGATCATCGACATCTTTTCGAAGAGTTTCTATGACTCGAAAGCGGCCGGCCTTGCGGCAGCCTGCTATGAAGTTGTCACCACCAAGGATCGATGACAACTAATCGACCTATGAATTGTCTCAATCTATATGCAGGGATAGGAGGCAATCGGAAGCTGTGGACGGATTGCAGGGTGACGGCTGTTGAAATAAATCCAGACATTGCAGGGGTCTACCAGCAACTTTATCCCGATGACAAGATGATTGTGGGGGACGCTCATCAATACCTATTGGAAAATTTTCACAGATTTGATTTCATTTGGTCGTCCCCTCCGTGCCAGAGTCATTCCAAGATGAGGATTTGCAACACCAAAGTCAGGGTGTTCCCAGAATTGTCGTTGTATCAGGAGATCATTTTTTTGAAGCGATTTGTTCAGAATCCATGGGTGGTAGAAAACGTTGTCCCTTACATGATCCTTTGATCAAACCGAGCGTCCAATTTGATCGGCATTTGTTTTGGTCAAACTTCAGTGTTGATTTTCGTAGGGTGGGGATTCCGCACAAAGGAAATGTGGCAAGAATGACTCTAACACAATTGGAAAAATGGTCAGGGATGTCCATCAAACGTATTCCGGGGGTCAAGCCCATTCGATTGCTGCGTAATGTGGTCCATCCTCTGATGGGACAGCGAATATTTTCAACAGCCAAAAGGGTTTGGAAACGTCGCAAAGAACGAGGTGAAAAGGGAATACTTACGCTGGCACCCAAAGGATTCGGTCTTTGAAAAAACGATTATGGACAAGGAACTGAAAAAGAAGATTGAGTCCCTCTTACCAGCTTGTAATGATTGGACTA